CTCAGCTTCATTTGGAAAGTTTGATATAGCACTTACAGCACTTGCATCTATTGATGGGTCTGCAATTGCATAATATATCCCAGATGACGATGCTGGAAGAATATTTATTTTACCTCCTTCTATATAATATACGGGGTCAGTTGATGTAGCATATTCAATACTATCTACATCCGATGCTTTATATTTATTTCTTGGATGTATTTCTCTACATTGAACATCTCCAGCAAAAACATTACTAATATGTTGAGTTGCTATTGTTTCAGCCTCAGAATTTGCAGCTGCAGATGTAAAAGTATTTTTTGCATAACACATTTCTTTTAAATTTGGAGGAAATAAATTAATTAATTCTCTTGCCCCATCTACACACCATTGGTCTATTTCAGATTCTACAACGCTCCCAGCTAACGATTGTATTTGTGCACTTAATGTCGCCATTAACGTGCATTCCTATCAGCTATATCTTGTTCCATAGTTTTTTTACTAAACTCAACTTTTGTTTGACCACTCCATGTTGTTCTCATATTGACATGGTCTTTTGTATTATTAAGTTTAGCTGGAGCTTCTTTAGCTGGAACAACTTTTTTTAATTCTTCATCATATACAAAAATTGCCATTACTTAACCTTTCCACCTTTTTTATATTTGGGTTTAACAACTTTTCCGCCTTTAGCATAACCCATAAGATTAGCCAGTCTTTGAGCCATAGTTGATACTGATGGAACTTTTCCACCTTTTTTATATAATGGAACTCTAGGTACACCTATTCCAGGGCCTACTGGAGGTCTTGGTCGAGGCATTGGCTTTCCTGGCATTGCTCGTCTTGGTCTTGGACCCATTGGTCTCATTCTTCGTCTTCCTGGCATCATTGGAACCATTCCCCCGCCTCTATATTTTGGTATCATTCCACCATCTTCCATTTCCATTGCTTTGCCTGATTGCTTTGCATAATTTGCAGCATCCTTCATCCCTTGCTCAGTATATGGAAATTTCATTTTTCCTACTTTTGGCATTACTTCTTCCCCCTTTTTCTTGCATCAAATACTGGTGGTAATTTACCATGAGTATTGATATATTCCAAAACAGCCTCCGTCTTAGGATTGACTGATTTCTTTTTAATTATATATTCACCACCTTCAGCTTCAATGATGACTCCACCATTATCATGAGATGGTCCTTTAAGATTCCCACCTTTTAAATATTTTTTACGTTTCTTTTTAACCATAATTATCCTGTTGTTAAATAAGCGTATTTATTAGCATCTGGAGTTTCATTTCCTGCAATAGATAAATATGTTGCCCCATTTGGAATAAAAAATTTATGAACTTTTTCTTTTTCAATTCTTAAACTATTATTTCCAGTATTATTTGCAGAATTAGAAGAAAACTCAGCCTTTGCATTTATCTCGCAATAAACATATGCAACTGTATGCCCTGATGTTAACTCAAAATCAGCTTCAGCTGCAGCTCCCGTTTCTCCAGCATCACTTCTTATTTTTTGCCTTGTATATTCTGTCCATCCTGAAGCAGTTTCAGAATTCAAAGCTTCCATTGTAGTAAATGCATTTAAACTTTTTGAAATAGCCATAACTTAACCCGTAACTACGTAACAATATTTAGTTCCACTTGCACCTTGTCCTTCAACATGAACATATGTAGCTCCATTTGGAATTAAAAATTTATGTAATGTTGCTGCTGGAATTCTTAAACTATTATCACCATTCGCATCCCCTGAAGTTGTATCAAAACCAATTGAACACAATTCATCACAATATATATATAAAACTGTATGAGATGAGTTAAGAGATATATTTACTTCATCATTATTTCCAGAGCTGCAAGTTGTACCTCTTGAAGCTTCTGTCCATCCTGTAGCTCTTTCTGAATTTAAAGATTCAGCTACTGTATATTTATGTAACTTTTTTTCTACTGCCATATTATCCTCCTGCCCTAAGCACTGGCTGTGCGTGAATGGGCTTATTATTTATTATATAAAATTTTTAGTAGATTTGGAGTGAGCCCTTTATACGACTCACCCCATAGTTCTACAAAACTATTAAACCTTATTGCTTTGGTTTATTGGTCAGCAAAAGTAATTGCAGTATTAGTTGCTGAAATAACATTTCCATTAACATACCATAGTAATCCATCGCATACGAACTTTACAAAAGTTCCACATTCAGGAGTTAAAACGCCCATTTTAGAATTACTACTATTATTGGAATCAACTACAGCACTAAGTTCGCCATCTGTATCAGCATGATGAGCACCACCAACAAAATAATTAGTGTCAGAACCTGTAGTAAATAACCAATCTTGAGCATCAGCAGTAGTACCACTATACCAAAATTCGTATGTAAGTCCTACTTCTTCTGCTGGAAGAGTTATTGTGCAATCAGCTGTTAAATCAGGCATACTATGAATTTTGCCTGAATCTGAAGCTAATACTGTATATGTCGCTGCATCTGGAACTTTAACAAGACCTTCTGCATTCCCACCGTACTTTGCACTATTTTGATTTAATACGTCACTTCTCATCTTATACCCCCTGTAAGTGTATTAATGCATGAGTTTCAGGAAGAGAAACTTCAAGACCTGCTTCTGTAAGAATTAAGTCTTTTCGTAAATCTTCATCAGCCTGCTGTACATTAGTTGTTATTGAGGTATCACGATTTATACCGTTTCCAACAAGAGGTCTGTACGAAACATGGTCTAAGTCAACAAGAGCTAAAAAGCCTGCTGCCATGCCTCTGAATAGAGGTTCTTTAACCATAGACAAATCGCCATGAATAGTTTCTATTTTCATTATTTTATGACCAAATGCGCCATCACTTCTTTCAAAGTTATATCGCCCTGGACCATTAGACACTCCCATAGAAGCATCAACGAAACTATTATTACCTATTTTGTTGAAATGAGAAACAACAGGAAGACTTGCTAATCCAAGTTTACTTGAACTTCCACCTCTAGCTGGGTCAAAGATAACTTCAAAATCACTTAATAAGTCATCATATGTCCAATTAGCTGCAGTTATTGTTTTCAAATAACCTTTGTCTTCTGTATAAGACATTGTAGCCTCGTCTGCAAGTTGACTTTGAGAGTTTGCAATTATATGTCCAACCACACCATCAGTATAGTTTTGACTTCCAACTGCGCCAGCAGACCGCATACCAAAAAGCATTGCTCTTTCGATATCAATCTTATGTTCTCTCAATTTCAAATTCCAAATTCGAGCCCACTCATCAGCATATCCCCTATAAACAGTTGCACGAGCAGTATTGCTCATTTCGCATGCTGTTTTGAATATTTGAGTTTGTCCATAATCATGGTCTAATTTTTGAGACCATACGTCTGGAGCTCCTGTACCTTCTTCAAACGATGTTCCTATTACAGTACACTTAGATTCATCTGTTAGTGTTGTTGAGCCAGATACAACTATTGATGTACATTGGCATGTAGTAACACTACTAGATGTTTGAACTACGGTATCAAGTCTAAACTGAGACCACTCTGGCTGAGCTGTTGAATCGTCTGTATCACCGACAGTAACAACCATGCCTGGAATTAACCAAGCTACGTTTGCACCACCAGATGTGTGAAACTTTAATTCAACTGAACCACCAGCACTTGGTGCTGTCGCAGCAGTTTCTAATAAGAAACTTCTGTCAGTTATTGATATCTTAGTTCTATCTTCTAAGAATCTGAATGTGGAGTCTGAAGTTGGCACTTTTGCTACTTTTGACAAGTAAACGAAAAATGGAGATTCTTCAGGAGAAAGTTCTGCTACCCTATCACTAAAGTCATATAAACGTCTAGTGCTTAGATTTACACCAGTACTTTTTCCTGCATTATAATCACCATTTATCGATAAACTGCCACCACTATATGTTGCCATCTGTTTATCTCCTTAGTTATTTATTTTAAAACGTTTGTGCGGCTACCAGCACTTACAATTGAATCCCACATATCATCCTTTCCGCTTTTAGCTTGAGGTTGTTGACCTTGCAATATACCA